GATAAACTAATGGTTTCATTTAAAGCAGATGAATCTATAGAAGCAGGTAGTAGATGTGAACACTTACGTGGCCAATGCATAGAATTTGATTGGTCTAACATATATAAACAAGAAATAAAAGGAGATAAAGATGGCAATATTTAGGCCTAAAGGAAGCAGTTCAACAGGAAATAGTTTCTATGGAATATGTGAAATAGCAATACTTGGAGTAGAAGATAAATCTTCAAACTTTAAGTGGGCTGACATTTATCTAGATATAGAAATAAAACAAAAAGGTAGTGATTATACTAAACAATTAAGAATAGCAGGTGACCTGGAAAAAGATACTAATGGTAAAATTTCAGGTGGTTCTGTTCTTAAAAGAATGTATAATTTCTTTGATATAATAGGTGAAAAAGCAGGTTTAACTGTAGATGGTACATGGGAAGATGAAGATGGCAATGTTATTGATAATATAGCTAGCTATTTAAATCAAAGGCATGTTGCATCAGTAATGCCAGATACAGAACCTGATTTTAATTATCTTGCTTATATATATAAAGAAAAACCAAAAGAAAAAGGTGGTAAAGTTTATTCTAGAGTATTCCATAGAGTACAAAGAAATGATGATAAAGGCCGCCAAACTCTTGAATCAGATGTTAAGTGGTTTAAAGATAAAGGTTTTATTAAAGAAGCAACAGAAGCTGATATATCAACACCTAAACAAAATGTTGAAATGTCACAAGAAGGTATTGGAAACTTATAGTGTTTGACTATATTGAAATAGCAGTAGGTAGCCCTCGTAACAGAGGGCGACTTATTGCAAAATCAGATTTAGTTAAATATATAAATCATGATACTCCACTATTTAGGTCAGTTTATTTATATGATAAATCCGCTATAGATTATGCCGAATCAAACGGTGGACTAAAGAATTACTTTGGTCAAAGAGCAATAGATTGGATATTAATCGATATAGATAAAGGTGACAATAGTGATGAATATACATTAAAAAAAGCTAGAAAAATAATAACAGACATTGATGATATGGGAGTAGATATAAATTATTCTATACAGCCATATTTCAGTGGAAGTGGTTATCATTTAGCTTTACCTAATAGTGTATTTAATTTTCCAAGTAGCGATAATATACATTACTTGGTAAAAGGGACTCTTAAATCTATTTTTGGAGATATAATAGATAGTTCAATATTTATGAGAACAGGTATATACCGTGTTCAACATACAATAAATAAGAAAACTAATCTTCATAAAATACCTTTAACAATAGCTGAAATCTTAAATAAAGATGTTAAATGGATAAAGGAATTAGCTGAATCACCAAGAATAGAATTTGCTTATAGTGAACTAGTAGGAAATGGTGAGCTAGAAAACAAAATTCTTAATAGAGCCCCTAGAATGACCCAAATACGTAAAGTTGTTGAACCAAGGGACGTTATACCGTGTGTACAAGAAATGTTGACAAATGGGCCCCAAGAGGGCAATAGAAATCAAACGCTAATAAGAATAGCAAGTCATTTCTACAGACATGGTATACCTTCAGAATATGCAAAAACTGCTATTTTACATTGGAATAATAATTCTTTAAATGAAAATAGTGTGGTCGAAAAAGTTGAGTATGTTTACAATAGAGGTTATAGATTTGGTTGTCAAGATGAGATAATGTTAAAGCATTGTAAGACTAGATGCATACATTTCAAAAGAAAAGACTACCTTATTGATGTCCTTAATTCAGATGATTTACAACAAGAGTTAGAAAAACGAATGTCAGCAGATTTTGATGGACGTTCAATACCTCTTGCTAAAATGTTAGGAGCAGACAACTCGGATACAGAAATATATCCAGGCGAATTAGTAACAGTTTTCGGGCCCACTGGCTCAAGTAAAACAACACTAGCACAATGTATAGCATTAGGTGTTGATTTTGCTAATGATGACATAAATACTGATTGGCAAATTCCTACATTATATTTATCTTTAGAATTATCAGCTTGGTATATGCATAGACGTAATATGCAAATCGTATCAGGATTAACAAAAGAAGAAATAAACGATAATCCTAAACAAGCTTATAGTGATAATAAAGATAAATTAAATCATATGGTCATTCAAACAATCCCTCCAAACTTAGAACAAATACAAGCAAAAGTTAAAGAATTAAGACCAGCTTTAGTAATTGTAGATTATATTGATTTAGTTGAAACTCCACCTCATGTTAGAGGAGAGTATGAACAAATTAAATATATATCACATTCACTTTCAAGTATGGCTGTTAATAATGATTTGATTATAATTCAAGTATCTCAAGTATCTAGAGAATATTCTAGAAATGAGGCATTAGATTTATATGCAGGTAAAGGGTCTGGAGCAATAGAAAACGCATCAAGAAAAGTTATTGGTTTAAACGGACAAGCTAACTCATCTGAAAAATCTTTAGAAGTATTAAAAAATACTGATGGAGAATTATTTAAAGTTGATTTAGAATGGCAACCATGCTTTAGATTAAGGAGAAGATGTGATTAAGTTAATAAAATACGAAAATATAATTGGAGTATGCTTATTTTGGATACTTCGATTAGAATTTGGAGTAAATAAAGGTACAATAAATAATACTTTTCATATATATATTAAATTATGGAAACTATCTACTTTTATTTCTCTAGGAAAGGAAAACGAAAATGCGAAAAACTTCAAAGAAGCTTTCAAAAAGCCGCAAAGTAATGATGCATTTGCTTAAAGGTAAAACTTTAAATCAAGCACAAGCAGCTAAACTTTTCGGAGCTTGGAGATTGTCAGCAATTATATTTAACTTAAGAAAAAAGGGTTTTGAAATTGTCACAACCCAAAATTCAAGAGGTATATATAAAGGTTTCGGGAGATACCAAATGACAAAAACACCGACTGGACAAAAGGTAAAAGCAAGCTAGCATGAACCAGAATTCCAATCGGAAGTCGCGTAGTCCTAAAGAGTGGGAAAAGAAGTTTATGAAAAAGCTTCATCCCACTCATGGGACACATGCTAAAAGAATGTTTCATAGACTTATGAAAAAATCTTCAACTTTAAAGTCATCTTTAAAGAAAAGAAGTAAAGAGTATGAAGTAATATTTAACATATCTTTAACTGAAATACGCGAAATGTTATATAAAGCATATAATAAACCTTGCAAATACTGTAAAAAAAAGTTAGATGTAACTAATATGGTTTGTGACCATAAACATCCAATATCTAGTGGAGGAGGTTCATTTAAGAGCAACCTTCAAATGATATGTGCATCTTGTAATACCAAAAAAGGTCCCCTTACAGATAAAGAATATAAAACATTTATCAAATGGGTATCTAAACAAGACGAAAGAGTAAAAGATTACATCTTAAGAAAACTAGCAAAATCAGATGTATTTAATTAGGAGATAAAATGGAAGAAGAAGTTAGAAAAGCAAATATGAAAAAGTTAAATGATAAGAGAAAAGAAAGAATTTTAAAAGCAACTGGCAATGGTCGATGCTGGTGGCTATATCAAATGTTAACTCATAACCATCATAATAAAGTAAGAAGATGAGAAAAAAGATAAACAACTTTAAAGAGTGGAAGATAAATTTTCTTTTGCTTCTTGGATATAAACCTCGTAAATTAGCAGACATTTTTAAAGTGTCAATTCGCACAATTTACAGGTACAAATGGAAATAGTTAAGTGTTTACAATGTGGTAATGTCGTTTCAGGTAGCGATTGTGGCTATACATGTATGACATGTGGTTACAACGAAACTTGAAGCGATATTACACCTAGATTGAGTTCAATCAAAACACAAGGAGTTAGCAAACAATGGGTCAGGAGGCTCAATGAACAAACTACTAATAGAGATAATAGAAGAATACCTAAAAAAGACACAGATTAAAAGACACGAAGGAGCTGGCAGATGGTATAGTCAGGGAGCAAGCAAAAACTGGAAACCATCTGTAACAACCGTTATAGGAGAAACCTGCTCAAAAGGTAAATTCTTTGATGAATGGTTAATGAAGAATGGGTTAAACGCTATTAACCTAAGAGACGAGGCAGCAGAACGCGGCACAGCAGTACACGAAAACATAGAACTATTATTAAATGGCGAAGAAATAATTGTTAATGACGAATTTATTCAGAAGTCATTAATGTCATTTGAGAAATTCTATAAAGAACATTCACCCAAGATACAAACCCAAGAGATATTCCTATATCACAAGGACGTACCATGGGCTGGAACTCCAGATATAATAGCAAACATAAACGGACGTTTATCTATTATAGATATAAAGACTGGAGATTACCGCAAATCACACGAAATACAACAACTTATGTATATGGACTTATGGAATACAATATTTCCTTTCGAACATCGAATAAAAGACATATACGGGCTTTATTTAAAAGGTAAATGGATAAAAGAACCTAATTATCAATTAAGAAAATTTGATAAACGGTATAAAATTCATCATAAAGTATATGAATTATGGTGCTTTTTAAACTTTCCATATGGAAAACCTAAACCAAAAGATAAAGCTAAACTTAAGGAGGTATTTAGCCTTGGAAATACAGATAATGGAAAAAGCATTGACGAAATGCTGTGAGAGAGTAAGAGAGCTGGCAAAACAAGTTAGCTCTCTTGAAAAACAATTAAGAGGAGAAAAACAACTCCGAAAAAAAGCCGAAGACTATGTAAAAGAAGTCGAAGGCTTTTTAAAAGAGAGTATAAATAAGGAGATTCAAGATGAGCCAAAAGGGTAAAAGAGGAAAACCAACAAGAAAACAAGTAGATGAAGCATTAAAAAATCTTTTTCAAGGTCTTCAACTTTTAGGAAGAAAAATAGAATACCTAGAACAATTTGCTAAATCAACTGATGTAGCTCTAGATTTGTATGTTGAATTTAATAAAGATAAAGAAAAGTTTCATAAATACTTAGAAGAATTCCAAAAAAAGTATGATGAAGAGCAAAAAAAGGTAGCAAAAAAAGAGGAAACTTCTTAAATTAAGATATGGACTTTTGTGATAAATGTGGCGATGAAATAAACAATTTAGAACCTTGTTTTAAACTGTCATATGGATTCGCCCATAATGGCTCATTTATTGAAGATAGTCATTTAATTATTCATTTGGATTGTATATCAGATGATATGCTCTTAGCTAAAATATTAGAACATATAAAAAAGAATTAATCTGCTATAGAAGGAAAAAGAGGATGATAAGAACCTTCTTCTTTTAACTCTCTTCTTTTTCTTTGAAAATCACCATAAGGTATTCCCGTAAACTTTTCAATAGCCCTATAAGGATTGTCTAAAATATTACCTGGAGCAAATGGAGCTATATCTCTAGCTATTCTCCCAAATGGAAACATAGTATAAATATGATAATCAAGAAATTTATCATAATTGTCATCAGTTAAAGTTTTTAATAAACTTAATGGAAATCTAGCAATAGGAGGAGTAACTATTTGCAAAGGAGCTATAGCAGTAGGCCAAGCACCAAAGAAAGCTCTATTTCTTTCTTTTTCATCACCAAATAACCATTCACTAGTTTCTTTAATATGATTTAAAGGAGCTGGTAAAACATTTTCAAATAGAGACATTGTATATATACTAGCTAATCCATAAACAAGCAAATCAATTTCTGCTGTTCTTTTAAACTTCTCATATTCAGGAGTACCCGCTCTATATCCTCTAATTCTAGCTTCTCTTATAACATCATTTCTAAATCTAAAAGAATTCCATGACCATAAATGAAAACGTGTCATAATTTTACCAAGAGCTGTTCTGGAAAATGCAGGACGAAAAGGAGCACTATATAAGAACTGTGTAGCTTTAACACCTTTCTTAGCCATTTCAATTAAAAACGGATGGTCATATTGAGTAATAGCCCCACCAAAACGTTCCCAAGCTTTAATATAATGAGACATAAAAGCATCACGTCTTAAAGCCATTTCAGGTACAGACATAAATTTAGAAGCAGCTTTCATAATTGGAGCAGTAACTTTATGTTCACTTGCTATTTCTCTAAAAGTTTTTTTATCTATTTCACCTTTAGAATTTAATCTTTTACCAACATCTTTTAAGAAAGCTTTTGCTTTAGCAGTTTGTAATTCTTTTTGTAATCCCCATTCATGCATTAACATTTCTGGAAAAACACCTTGTTTTATAACAAAATCTAATACAGCTTGATTACTAGTCCATTCAGGATTAATTGTTCTTAAAAAGTTATAATCACGAGCTTTACGAAGAGCAGGAAATCCAGTTGATTGGATTGTATGCATAGTACCACCAAATAAATTATTTATCATTGATTTAGGATGTGCAAGTAAAGACATTAATTCAAATTTAGCCTCAAGATTAGACCATCTCATAATATCTGTTAAATCAAATCTTTCTAAACCTTCTATTTTTGATTTAATACCAAGATTTTTAGCAATAGAATTTACTCTATCTTTTACTTTATTATCAGCCCACCAAGCATAAGGAGTTCCTTTTAAACGCATTCCAGGGTCATTTATCATATGGTCAGGAATAACACTTGGATGTCCCATAGCATCTTGAATATATAATTTATAATAATCAGACCATCTGTCCATTAAACTACGACCTTTATCATAATCTACTTTATCCCAATTCTTTCTAAGTGCCATATTATCAAATTCTTGTAGTATATTTCTAGAAAATAATTGAGCCATTTGTTTATAATAAACTTTATAAACATTTCTTCCATAAGTTTCAGCAACAGTAGCATCAATAGACCAACCAGGGATATGGCTTGTTCTTTTATGCATAGAACCTGTCATTTGACTATGATTAAACCAATTAACTTTATCTGTTTTTTTATGAGCCTTTATATTATTTAAAGCATTATCATAACTTTCCCAATTTTCAGTTCCAATTATCCAATCACCTGTTAAACTTTTACTTCTATAAAGTATTTTCTCTATCTCAGCTTCTTTATCTTCTTTAGGTAAATTAGATTTTTCAATTTTATCAATCGCTTTTTTCATAGCATTCCATGCTATAGTTTTATCAAAAAACATATGAGGCCAATAACCTTCTTCTATTTTATTTGTAGGTCTTGGCAATTCAAATTCTTTTCTTAATTCAAATCTAGATTTATATTGTTGTTTCTTATAGTCATGTAATCTAATCATCATAGAACGAGCTATTTGTCTTAATCCATCAATACCAAAATGAAGAGTTAAATCTTCACCTCTATTATATGCTTCATATATATCTTTCATAACTTTTTTATAATCATAAACAGGTTCCATAGGCTTTGTTCTATCAGGAAATTTTTTATAATCAGCAATATCCCAATACATTTTTTCACCTTTTTTATTTGTCTTTATATATCTTTCTGTAAATTCTTTATTACCAACTATAATTTTATGCATTCCATCAAAGAAATTTTTATAAACTTTTGTAATATCATTTACAATTTGCTCACCTGACATTTCAACTCTTTTACCATCTTTATTAGTTATCATATATTTTTTATTTCTTAAAGAATTATAATCAACTTCATTTACAGTTTTTTTATATAAATCAAGATAAGTTTTTGCCCACTCTTTACCTAAAAATGATTCAACTTCATCAAATGTTTTACTTGCATTAGCCTTTTCAATTTTTCTAACAGCAACTTGCCTTAAAGATTCTCCATCTGATAAGTCACCAATAAAATCTAATTCCCTTCTTAATCTACCAACTTCTTCATCTCCTTTAGATTGAGCAGCATCCATAGCTATACTAATACCATGTTGTAATTTTTCCATAAAGTTAGTAGGTATTGCTATATCACCTTCTCCTACATGTTCTCCAGTCTTTGTAGTAAATAAACCTCTTTTCTTTAATAACTCTATATCATACTTCATAGTTTCTCTACCAACAGTAGCTGGAAATTGAAACCAATATCTCCTTTTTAATTCAGGATGAGGACCTTTATCTCCAAATAATCTTTGCCAAAAAGTACCGCCTCTTAATTCTTTGAAATAATTATTTAAAGTTTTAAAATCAGCAAAATTTAATGTATTTAAATCTTTTTGTAAAATGCCTCTAACAATTAAATTCAAATCTTTTTTTACTTTATTCCCATAGAAATCTAAATTTTCAACAAGCTCTGTTAATTCTTGCCTTACTTCTTTTGGTAATTTTTTCATATCTGGTTTACCATGAAGACCTTCATAACCTGTTGTAGTATCTTTAAGTATTGTTCTTGCTAAAGTAACAGGTGAATCTTTTTCCATTTCCATCATATCACCTTTTTCCATTCTTTCAAATAATTCTTCAGCAGTTTTTGTCTCTTTAGGTTTTATTGCTTTATTCATAATTGTATTAAATTCTCCTAAAAATTCAACAACACTATCTTTGTCCACAGCTTTAGAAGCTAAACCTATTTTAGTTAGAGATGTTTGTTTAGTTCCGTGTCTATAACTTCCAAGTAAAAGCATATCAAATAATTTTATAGCTCTATTATTAGGTAAAGTCTTTTTAAAATCAGATATTCTTTTATCTACTTTTGATTGGTCTAATAAACGTGCTCTATTTTTACCAGTAGGAACTTTAGGTCCACCAAAATAACTTCTTTGAACTTCTTCAGAAGCTTCTTTAGGAGCTCCAACATTTTCTCTAGCTAAATAAGATTCTCTTCTAATAGAATTAGCTTCTTTTAACATCTTTCTAAACAATGTTTTATTAACCTCTTTACCATCATAGTATTTCCAAACCATTCTATAAGATACCATATCTGTAACATCTTGTGTAATAATATTTTCAGCAAAATTTAATAGTTTATCTAATATACGTTTTCTTCTTGCTACTCTTACATCTCTTGGAACTTTATCTGAGTAATAATCAAGATTTATTTCATATTTTTTACCTTGTGCATATTGACTGTTCCTTATTACTTTTTTAAACCAATCAAAATTATTTGCTACTGCATCATACATCATTTTTGTATATACTTTACTTCTAAGAACATCAGTAATTAATCGACTTTGTGGAACTTCAAGATTGTCTACTATCTCTGACATTTCAGGAAAATTTTTAATAATATTTTCATGGTCTCTATACATTTTATTTAAATTGATTCTACTAATTTTATGAAAAAGTTTATCTCTTAAATCTACTCTATGAGCAAGACGTGCTAATTTAGGTAACATAGTATGAGAAATATCTTCTTCTGCACCAAAAGTTTTTTCGTCTGCTATAAATCTTGTTTTATGAGCTATATCTCCAGCAGTCCAAGACCTGTTATCTGAATAATTTCTTCCAAATAAAGCAGAATTAAATTCAGTCATTTGTCCTAAAATACTCTTATTATTTAAAAATAAACTTCTATATGCATCATCACTTAATGCATTAAATTTTTTCTCATGCTTTTTAGGTACACTAACATCAAAAAAAGCTTTATGAAGTTTTCTAAAATAATCACTAGTACCTTTTAGTCCAGCTACATCTAAAGGGTCTGAAGTAAAAGCTATCATAGAAGATGCTAATTGTCTTGCATTTGTTAATTCTTTTTCATCTGTTTTAGGTTTTATAGTAACTTTTATTTTTATACGTTCACGAGGATTAGTAGGGTCAGGAATTTTAACTTCTATAGTCTGTTTTTGACCTTTTAAATAAAGCATAGCATTATGAGAAGCTTTCATTGTTTGAGTCATATTAGACACAACACTTAAATCATTTCTTCCATCAACAGCTCTTCCAGATAATTCTTCTCTCCAACCAGAATCATATTTCCAAAACGGCCCATCTCTCCATTCAGGGTCAATACCAGTTTCTTTTATAGAATCTTCTTTTGTTAAATATTCTTCATAAGTTTTATCTATTTTAGGAACTTTACCTTGCTTCCTATCAGGAGTAGTGCCATCAGCTTTTTCATACTCTCTTTTATTAGCTTCAAAAGCTTCAGCCCATTCTTTTTTAAATCCTCCACCTTTTCCACCTTTTCTACCACCAAAAAAGATAAACGCTTCATCACCATCAAGGTCAGCACCACCTTCAGCTCTCATAGCTCTTGCATGCATTAGTATACCATGACCTTTTCTTCCAGTAAATCCTGCGAATTTAAGCACTTGTGCTCCACTTACAGAGTCCATAGGAACACGAACTGTTGTTGCTTTTAATACCTCTTCTGCATCTTTGCTTTTGTATATTTTGCTTTCTGTGTTATTTTTATAATCGTGCCAAAATTTTCCTAAAGTAGTATTTTCATATCCTTTTATAAAAGTTCTTAAAGGCATATTATGAAAACTATTATCTAAAAAGAAAATATCATCTCTATGATTTAATTCTTGAAATTCAGGGTCAGCTTGAAAAAACTTATCAAAACCTCTCATTCTAGCCATTCCAGAATTACCTATTTTAGGTTTAGATATTGAATCGAATACATAATTTTTTATAACATTAAATCTATATTTTCGCATGTATTGATGTAATAACATAGAGTTTACATTTCCTTCTCTTCCAGCTAATCTTTCTCTATTTTTTACTTCTATTGCAGCATTAGTGATTCTATCAACAACAGAATTAAATTCATTTATATTGTTCAGAATCGCATCGCTTTCTTCTGGAGTAATTTCTCCTTCTGCTACTCTTTCTGCTATAGCTTCTTTATTTATTTTCATTAATTTAAAATAAGCAGCATCCGTTAAAGGAGTTGGAGGTCCATTTAAAATATCTAATAATTGCTGAATACCTAGTTTATCAATATTTTTTTCTAATATATTATATCTTAATTTATCTTTTGGATTTTTTAAATATTCTCCTACCATTTCATTATATTCTTCATTACCATTAAATCTTTTTAATACAGTTTCAGTATAAAATTCATCTACTAAAGATTTAGGGAATTTTGAAAAAGTATTTTGAGCCATTGCCATTAACAATTGTTTTGGAATATGATGATGATGAGGAATCCTTTTGCCATCTTTAATAATATACCCAGCCATTTTAGTGTCTTGTTTTACATTGTAAGCGTATTTGATATCTTCGATAGGAAGTTCATATATCCTTTTTATATCATCTATTTCTAAATGTTTTGGAATTTGTCTTGTAGTTGCATCTTTAAAAGTATCAGTAGCCTTATCGTATATTACATTTATGCCTTTATCTTTTCTCATATAATCAGCAAATTGTGTTTTTGCTTGTACAGGGTCAAATTTATCTTCTAATAATTTCCCTGTTGCTTTATCATATTTTTTAAAATGGTCTATTCTGATAATATCTTTTTTAGCATCAACAGACCAATTAGGTTCTCTAATATATTTATTATACGCTTTTAAAATTTGGTTTGATGTCATTTGAATTTGAGGTAAAACTAAAGGGTTTACTTTATAATCAGTAAGCTTTCTTTCCCCTGTTTGTTTAGCCGCTGATTCTTGCATAATCATATGCAATCCATTTTCTCTCATCATTCTTGAGGCTTCAGGACCAGCTGAATGCATCATATATTTACCAAGTAATGCTCCTTTTACAGCATCAGGACTTACAATAAATGATTTACTTTGTCCTGAATCAGGCATTCCACTATCTCTTATTATTGCATCTAATACGGTATCTTCAACTAATATTTGTCCATCAACATGTTCACCATGTTCAGTATTTAAACTGTTTTTATCTAATTTTTTTATTCTTTTGAGTACACCTTTAACTTTTTTAAATAACGCAGGGTCTAAATCTCTAGCAATAATGTATCTTAATTTACCATTTTTAATACTCTTGTTAAATTTTTTAGCTTGCTCAAATGATTGCATAGCAAGCTTATTAGCATGGTTTTCTCTTTCTGCTATATTTTTTATTCTTTTATTTTGACGCGTAAAACGAGCTCGTTCATGAGCTATTTGAAAATCTATCCATTCTTTTACTGTTCTAAATGAATCTAAGGGTAAAGGTTTTACTCCTTTTATTTTAGGTTTTGTCCAAACTTTATCTTTAAATGTTTTAGCGGCTTCTTTTTTATTAACCAATAATTGATTATTTTTATAATCTGTTTGAGCAGCAACGACTTTTCCTCCCTCACCTATAATAGGTGTTGTTACATAATTTACTTTTAAAGTAGGAAGACCCAATGATGCTTCATCAAAAAACTTTTTAATTAATGCTTTGTCTGCAGCCCATGCAGGAGTAAACCATATTTGGTTTCTTTTATTCCAAGCAGTTGCATTTTTAATAAACCCTTCTCCAAAAAATAGCTTATTTATTACTCTTGAATACCCAGCTTGGCTTTTTGGTTTAAATCCGTTTAAAGATATATCCCACAATAGATTACTAATATATTGCTCTTTAGCTTGTTCTTCAGTAAAAAATTTATTTCTTTTCATAGCTGTTAAAAAGCCTTTTATATGATGTTTTGCATTTTTACTCTTATTAACTGCCTTGGTTATAGAATTCTTTACATATTGGGTTATTTTTTTATTTTTTAAATGAGGATGTAATTTAACATACATTATTATATCACTATCACCTTTACCTCCGAAAGGATAAAACCCATCTTTTGCCATTTTATCATGAACTTTTCTTATAATAGAATCATATTTTTCTCTACCTTCAAGAGCTATTTTCTCACTTTTACTATCAACTTTTAAATTTTTTCTTAAATGAGATAATTTTATATCTTTAAAAGACCCATCTTTAGCCCGTATTGTTATATTGTCAAATAATATATGCGATTCAGGAGCAGCTTGTCCTTTTTTAGGAGGCGGAACCATTGTTTCAAATATAGTTTGAATTAATTTTACAGGTTCTAAATTCTGCGCACGATTACCTGCCAAAGTAAATCCATCTTCACCTCTTATTTCTATATCCTTTTCAATAATATTACCTTTATAATCTAAAGAAACATTTAATTGTTTAACTATTTTACCAAAATTATTACGAGTAAGCCATTGTCGTAATCCATCTTCTGTTTCTTTATCTATTTTTACTTTTATACCTTCTTCTCTCTTAATAGTATTTACAATATCTTTTTTCAGTTTAGTCATATTTACTTTTTGACCTTTAGTAAAATACTCTGGCTTTGTTATTACATCATCTATAACAGCAGTTAATCTTATTTTTTCTTCTGCTTTTCTTTGAGGTGAAAATTTAGCATTATCCCATATTTCTGATAAATTCTCTTCTACAAATTGTTCAGACTTTCTAGTTAAATCTCTCCTGTTGAACATTCCAATATCATTTCCATCAGCTCTTGGCTCAACTTGGATTGTTCTCTTTCCTGCTTTTTCTTCAAAAAACTCATAAGGTTTTAGCTTTAATAATTCTTTTTCAAAAGTATTTTCTCTTTCAAGTTCTAAAGTTTTTAACCTTATATCTTCTTGGATAATAATCTTTTCATCTTTTTTAGCTATTTTTAAAGCTTTTCTTAAAGTTCTTAAATCTTCTGTAATTTTCTCTTTATTTTCTCTTACTTCAATTAAATCTTTTTCTGTTTTATTAGCAAGTCCAGTTCTTTTCTTTGCAGGTAAAGCTAATTCATTAAGTGATTGCCAACTTTCTTTTGTTGGATTACCTACTTTATCTAAATGAAGGCCTAATGTTTTTATAACAAACTCTTGTTGAACTGTTCTGTAAGGAGTTTCTTCTAAATTTTCGCCAATAGCATCTGGGTCATAATGATTACTTTTAGGGTCTTTAAATTCTTTTTCTATTGATTTTTTTACAGCAGGGTCTAATTCGCTCCAACCTTTTACAAGTCTTGGGTCATTAGTAGCTAAAAGTTTATGGTCAGCTTTTCCAGGTTCTGTACCATAGGCTTGTTTTGTTTTTTTAACAAAGAATTCATTAGTGGCTTTTTCAACCCATCCTACTGCACCTCCACCAAAATAAGCACCAAGCATATATTCGTATACTTGCTCAGGAGTAGTAGCTCCTCTTTGTGTAGCAGGTAATCCTTGAAATAGTGAACCAGCTAATGCTCTTAATATATAAGAACCTCCACCCTTTCCAGGAACTATATTACCAAGAGCAGCAAAAGCTCCTCCAAATTTAGCTCCACCTAATCCACCATGAATCATTCCATCAATGCCTTGTTGCCAACTACTTGCTGCACTAGCAACTCCTAAATGAAACGCTCCTTCTGCTACATGTTTAACAGCACCACCAGTTAAGAATTTACCAGCGGTTTGTGCAGCATCTCCTCTTCTAGCTATAGCACCAGCGCTAACATTTGAAATAGTATTCTTAGTTTTTTTAGTTACAAAGTCAGCAACTTTCATTGGAACTGAACGTATACCTGCAATAGAACGTGCTTGATTAGCAAATCCTAGAAGCTTTAATGGTTTAGCCATCAATCCAGGAGCAAATCCTATTAAATGCCCTAAATTCCTTACTATAGCCTCATATTCGTTATCAGGAGGGTCACCTATCTCTAGAGTAGTAAATCCCGAAAATAACCCTTTTCCTAGCTCTGATAAAGCTCCTAATATACTAAAGTCACCTGTATAAAATGGGACATTATAGTATACAGCATGCTTCTGCATTTTGTCTAACATTTTTGAATTGATTACTTTAGGGTTGCTTTTATATAGCTTTATTAAATCTCTTAGTTTTTTTTCGCTATATTCTGGAGCAAAACCTTCTTCTGGAGTAGCGTTATCTCCAATAGGTTGATATTGAGTTTGTAGTTGAGGTATTGAAGGCTCTTGATATCCTAGCGATTCATAAGGATTATACATGAATTACCTCTATTTTTTAAATTCGTCAGGCATATTAATGTCTGATTGTTCTATTCCACCTTCTCCTGCAGTTGTATCAAGGCCCCAAAGAGATTCACCTGTAGTTGCATGATATATTTGATGAGAACTACCAGCAGCTTTTATAAGTCCTTTTATTTTATTCATCATACCTGGTTTTGCTAAATCTTTTATTGATGATATACCTAATCCTGCGCCAGTACTACCACTTATAATTCTGCTACCAATTGCAGCATCTTCTTCAGAAAATCCTGCTCCCTTTAAAATTTCTTCTGCTACTTCAGTAGATAAAACTGATAAAGTAACTGGAGTTACTCCAAGTCCAGTTTGATTAAGTTTTCTATTTTTCCTTAATTCGGAAAATTTACTTAATTTTTTCTCAGGAATAAGTTCTTTAGCTTTCTTTATTGCAGCTTCTTTTTTACTTACACTTGTTTTATAACCTTTTGATTCTTTAAATTTAACATAATCTGGATTAGATATTCTTTTTCCATCTTTTAAAATTGTTTTTGGAATCACTTTACCTTTATTTTTCCCGCTTGTATATTTAGGTCTATTTTTTTCTACATATTTTTCATGAGTTTTTTTAGCTTGATTTTTAAGTTTTTCAGACTCTTTTACTTTTGTAGCATGGTCGGCAGGAGTTCTAGGAGCAAATAAATATTGAGCACCTATTGCAGTTCCTCCAAGACCTGCTAATAATTTTAATTTATGGTCTTCCCAAAACGATGAAGGAGTTGTTTGTTTTTTAGGAGCAAGAGCATCTCTTAATAATAAATCATCTTCACCACCACCAGATGTAGAAGCATAAAACTTTTTAGATAAATGAGGGTTTTCTCTTAAAATTTCTGTAATTTGTTCATTACTAAAATTATCATTTTCAAAAGCATCTATAAATTGTTTTTTAGTTTGAGCAAGTTGATTTTGATTTAATGTATCATAAAAATTCTTAAACGTTATATAATCTGGTTTAATACCTCTAGATTTAGCTCCTCTTGCATATTCACCCCACATTTGATTTAATGAAGGAACTGCATTTGTTCTTTCATTATATTTAACACTACCATCAGCATCTAATGTAAAACCTCCTGAATTAGCTGTATATACTGGCATTTTAGAATTAAAATAATCTTGATTATACATCTGTGATTTTTGATTTTTTAAGTTCTGTATTTGAGCGTCTCTATCTATTGCCATATTATTTACCTATATTAATTTGTTGTCCAGGATGTATTTTATTCATATTTTCCCAAGTAATATGTGGATTTAAATCTATAATTTCTTGCAGAGTTAAACCATGTTGACTAGCTATATTGCCTAAATAGTCACCTGATTGAACCTCGTAAACATTAGGAGTTTCAGCTCCTTTTTGATTGCCATAAACATCTTTCACATTATATGTTGATGGAAGTCCACTTGTTCTACCTGTTCCTCTCATATCATAAGTTTGCATTGACCCTTCAGGTTTATAAGGAAGATTAGATAATAAATCTAATATAGGAGTTTTTCTAGTTTTTAGTTTATCTATTACATTAGAAACTTTTGTATCTTTTAATCCACTAAATCCTTGTTTTAATAAATCTCCTATATATCCACCTGCTTTTGTTAAATTAGGTAATGTTTTTAAATCAGGTTTTTCTAAATTACTAAATACATCCTTTACCCCTCCAAGATTTATATCCTTTATCCCAAAATCTTGTTTCTCTCCTGAATATTTATAATTAGGGTCTAATAGTGCGCCTAACATACTTCTAGGTGTTTTATAAGTTAAATCACCACCTAAAGCAAAAGTATCACCCCAAACATTATCAAGATAAGTTTCAAATTGGCTTTTTTTGTCTTGCGCTCCAAAAGGAGAATATAATTCTATACTTTCTTCACCAGTATCACCAACTATACCACCAGAAGTATCCCAAACTTGCCATGTACCTTTTGTAGGGTCATCAACATCAGGTACCCAATGACTTAATTGGCCTGTTATATCATCATGTTTAAATTTTTCTCCTTCATGTACAGCTTTTAATAAAGGATTAGTTTCAGCAAATTCTTCGTATGTTTTATAATCCCCTTTTTTACCACCTAATTCATCTATCCAATAAGATTGTCCGAAGTTTCTAAGAAATTCATCTGTTGTTTTTGCTGTTTTTTCAGGCCTTCCAAGAGCAGCTTCTGCTCCAGGACCTAACATAAATCTACCTATATCAGAACCTGTTTGTTCCAGATTCTTCATCATTAAATAACTAGGTATTGTCATTGGTGACCAATCTAAAGCCATAATTTATCCTTTCTATCCAAACTGGTTCTCCATTCCAAATTGAAATGCTGCATTACCCATTCCCATTCCTAATTGACTTATCATTCCTGCTTTCATTGAGTCTGATTGTATTTGTCCTTGAGCTAGATTCTCACCATAAGCTTGTAAGTTTTTAACGTAACTATCTAATAAAGAAGTTCCTAATTGTTTATTTTTCATAAAAGCAGATTGAAAACTATCTTCTGCATTAGCCATTACTTTATCAAATAATTGACTTTGATTTTGTTGTTGAATACCACTAAATCCTCCCATACCACCACTGGATAAAGCTCTTTGGTTCATTCTTGTGCCTGCACTAGCATAATCCATCATATTTTGTCTTATATCTGTACGTAGCGCTTGATTAGCACCGCTACCTACATCCATTAAATCGTCAGATAAAGTTTGATACTTATCTATACCAGTTCTCCAGTCACTTAAATGTTCTTTAACTTTTTTCTGGGTATTACGCATTTGTTGGTTTGCAAGATAACCTGTAAGAAGGTTCATTCCTGTACCTAAAGCCATAGCGGGCCAACTCATAAAAACTCCTTGCTTTTTATCAATTTAATATAATACATTTATCTTAATTTTCCAAACACTTTATCTTGTTACAAATTTAACTGTTAAGCTTCCTATAAAACTCTGTAAACTACCTGTTCCATAATGAACTGTTGGAACTACAATATCTCCTGCACTTAAATCAGCACTAAAATCAGTTTTAGAAAATGTATAATTTTTTAATGAAGTCAATGCTGACCCACTATTAGGATAAGCGCTCCCTGCATTCGTCATAGTAACAGCAGTCCCATCTGATGGAGTTCCATGCCATATAGTTACAGTAGGTACAGAAGTACTTCCACTATTCATAATTTGCCCACGCATTTCTTTTATTGTACAATTTTCAGGTATAACAAACTGACCTGCAATTACATTTGATGAAATACTTATATTCGAACCTGAAAGAGTACTATATTGGTCCCATCTTCTCCAATCATCAGCATCATCATTATCTCTATAATAGTACCTATCTGCAACTCCTCTGTTCGTATTAAACACCCATTCTTGCCATATTGCTGAACCGTTAATATCACCTGTTGTTGTTATACTAGAACTACCAGTATCTATAGTTCCAAATCCACTAGTAATACTACCACTATCTAATGCTCCTGTAGTAACTATATTTGAAGAGCCTTGATAACCGTCTTTTAAACCATCAGGTGTTACTGCTCTTGCTGTATCTGTTCCTGTTGTAGTTTCAGCAGTTGTTGCTAATTCTACTATTCCTGAAGCAGATGTAGATGCTGCTGTTGTTCCGCCACATACACCATTGCTTGATGTGACTGTACTATCTACTGATAAAGCACCTGCGCTTGTTAAACTTAATACATCTGCAGAAACATCAGCGCCTGCGTTGATTCTTAAAGTCGTATTACTACTAGAATTAAATCCTATAGCCCATTTAGCAGCAGCAGCTTGAAAAAATTGTAAAGTAGCTTCTTTATCTGCAGTACCACTACCAGTAAGTCTAAAAAAATAATCAGCATCAGAATCATTAAATCCTGTATTAATAACATTACTTGATGCTGTATTTATTATTGGATTACTACCTGAACCTGTGTCTCCTGTAAAAGAAGGTTGAGTAAACATAGTAGCTTTAGATTCATTAGTTACTTTATCTAATGATAAATCTTTCTTTAAATTTGTTTGAACCCTTTTCTTTTCTGATGGTAAATCTGCTGTAAATCTTGTCATATTAGATACGTCTACATATTCTTTTCCATTATCTTTTATAAGTAATTCTTTCGTGCCATCTTTTGTATCTTTAAATGTTATTTCATTAGCACTATCACTTATTATATTTAATCTTCTATATATATCAATTAAAATATCATTTAATGATTTTAAATCTAAATTAGTTAAATAAGGAGTAGAATGCCTACTTTTCATCATTTTACATTTTTTTGTCTATATACAAAAGATATAGAGTCTATAGTACCTTTTTGGTTTCTTAGTTTAATTTGCATACTTCTTCCTTTTGCTGCAGTAGGAAACTTAAGTGAAACTCCTACATACCTAATAGATGCATGTTCCCAATTTTGGTCAGTTGCTAAAGTCGATTGAAAATCATATGCAGAAGTTCCAAGTTGTCCTCTTTCACATTCAATCTCAATTCTTGAAATACTATTATCAGATGCCCATATAAAGTTAACTGATGATACTTTTACTATTTCTTTTATTTTTCTATTATTAGAAGAGTTAGTCATTTCCATCATTAAATATTGCCCTGGAGATATATATTTTAAATTTTCTATTTCACCTTCTTGTACAGGTCTATCTTGATTAGTTAATACACCTGAAGCAAATTCAGGCATTGAATCTGGTTTTAATACAAAAGAATTAGGATTTGTTCCTCCATAAGTAATTTCATCTTTTCCAGGTAATGCACTTATTAATGCATAAATCGCTCCTGAATCTGCCCCGCTATTACCATCCCAATTTTGGTCAGCAGTAAATCCTGCAATAGGTCTTGTAATTGAATGACTTCTTTTATCAATAGTCATTTTTTGTTGAACACCATCTATATAAACAAGCACATCGTCATCAGAACCTCCAGATAAATCTGCTATAGTAGGCGAGCCTGTTAATTTTAATGATTTAAATACTTTATTAGAAACTAAAGTTCCCATATCAAACAATTTACTATCCCATGACCAAGCTTTTCTTTTATGACTACTTTGTCTACATCCCCATAATTGATAACCATCAGACAATATAAGTTCTCCATCTTTTCCTACACATGCAGATTTTACAGGAGGCATTTCTAAGTAATCAAATCTTCCGCTTCTAAAACTATAAGCATAAACTCTTGATTTATCATTCGAATATGAGGAAACTCCTTCATTATATCCTTGTATCATAAAATAAACACACTTATTTTTTGCATCAAATTTTACTATTGGTACATAACCTTTTTGTATAGCTTTTTGTACTGCTTTTTTATACCCAATAGACCATTCAGAATTTGATTGATTTTCTAATACAGTATCTCCTATAGGTTTAGGAGCACTACCATCATGATGGTACATATTATTTGCATCACAGAAAAACATTCCATAATCAGTTACTACAATGGATTCTTGATTTAATATACCAATACCGTCTAATACTGACTCTATAAACATTTGGTCAGGGTCAAGTCTATATAATTTTTCTCTTGAAAATACATATAATTTTCCTGCAAATGCAGCTAATGCTATAGGTTTTGAAGGCATTGAAATAAAGTCATTGCTCCAATCAAATACAGAAAATTTACCTGGTTTTGACCTGAATATAAAATTAGAAGAATCTTCTATATCTTTATGATATACTCCGCTAACATATAAAAAATCATTTAATTGAGTTGCTATAGAATAGTTTAAAGAAGTATTATCTAATACTGATGATATACCTGTAAGATTTTCATAAGTTTCAAAAGATTTTTTATCAGTTATTCTTACATTATAATTGCCATTTTCATCTTGGCCTTCTTTATGTAGTTTACTTAAATCTATTTGGTCTATATATCTAAAATTTTCATAAAAGTTATTTCTTCTCCATAAATAAATATGCGTTACTCTTTTAGATAATCCTAATTCTTCAGCTGATGGAATTGATATAGATAAATCTATTCCTTTGTAAGCTTGGTCTAATCCATCGGTAACAGTAGAGCTTGTTCCTCTATAAGGCCATGATTGACTAGATAAAGGACTATCTTGGAATCCATCGTATACATAAGATATTTTATACTCTATTGTATCATTTTCTTTAAATTCTCCAGACTCACCTGGGTCTGTAGCTAGCGTAGAAAGAGAAAATAAATTAACTTTTGATTCTTTCATATGAACTCCAGCTGCAGTTGAATCTGACCCTGAAGCTGTATCTGCATCTCCAGTACCTGTTCCTGCTGTAGAACCTATAAATTCACTAGGAAATCTTGTAGATACAGTAGCGTCTGAAGAATTATCAAGCCCATAAGGAGTTGTTTCAGCATCGCTTCCTGCTAAATTATAAAATCTATCAAATTTGTATCCTTCATCTGCACTGTATCCATCATCAATTTCTTTAGCTTGAGCATTATCATTTGCTGTAAGCCAAGAACTTCTTCTCCAAATACCTAGATATGTTTTATCATTTTCTTTTGTGCTACTAACTATAATAGGACAATATAAATCCCATGCTGTTCCCGCTAAAAATGAAGTAGGGGTTAAATTTTTAGTATATATATATTCATTGTAATAACACCTTTTAGAATTATATGTTGTACCTGAAGATACTTTTTGAACTGGTCTTATCGCTCCTAAAGACCTTTTGATTGAAGGATAATATTTATCACTAATATCAGGAAACACCTTTTCCCCCCAATGTGTACTTATATTCGAACCTCTAAAAGAAGAATAAACTGCCGTCATATTTAATTGAATATCACCATTAGGCACATGTCCATTAACTAAAAAACATGACTCTAATTCATTAATAGCTCCATCTCCAAAATTTGTTGTATTATATACTGGTATTTGGTCCACATTATGAATAGAATTATAAGGCCCTTTTTCTTCATCTCCATCATACGAAGTAAAAGATTTGTCTACTTTTTTCATAACACATCTAGGATTTTTAGCTAAATTTGTTCCAGTATCACCGTCATCAGAAAAAGCAGTAGAATTCTTTTTCCAACCAGTATCTCCTTCTAAAGTTGACCAACACATAACTATTCTTCTATTATCCCATTTTGTTCCATCTGGAGCATCATTTGAATCTGAAAATAAATCAGTATGACTTCCATCTGCTATTTTCCAATTAGCAACTTTTGGATAAAAGCCTCTTACTCGAGTTACATAATCTTCTGTTCCTTCTTGTTCATAATTATTTGCATGCCAAGTAAAGTAACCAGAACCATCAACTCCTCCATTAGTCATATCTTGGTCATTAGATTTTGTGCCACTAGGACTACCAACTACAGCATCACCACCTGCTTTAAGACTATATGCTGTATTAAAATTTCTATATCTATCCCAATTATAAGCAGGAATATCTAAATATAATGCAGGGTATGAAGCATCACACACAGAACTCCATGTTGTTGTTATATTTGTATAATGACCATATCCGTCATTTCCTCTGTAACTATCCCAAGTATTCCATAAACTATTAGTAGAATATTCACTTTGACCATTATATCCTGCATCAATATCTGCTGTTCCGTTTTTACTTTGTCCCCATCTAAATTGATTATAAGCACTAAATCCTTGTGAAGGTGCCACAGCTTTATTAACGTTCCAATTAGCTATTATATCATCTTGAACAGCACTATCACTATCTATAATTCCTGGTCTACCTTGTATTTCATGTCCACCACCCCAACTTGTTACAGTATTATCCATAGTATTGTCATCTGCAACTGCAGTAGTAGTAAATGCACAAGGTGAATCATGAACTTGAAATAACATATGAGTTTCTTCATATTCGTTCGTTCTTCCTCCCTTTCTAACAGCCCAAGCACTTTCAGTAACAGTAGAATCTGAACGCCAATTTTCCATTCCTCCGCCTATTATCCCACCAAATTTTACAAATTTCCCGCTAATTCTTGTAAATAAATTAATTTGATGAGCTACTTTTGAAGCAGTTCCTTCAATAGTATCTAGATATTCTTGTGTAGAATCAGAACCTCCAGTATCAAACCATTTTAAATGCATTGGAATTAAACTATGTCTTAATACTTTAGTAGCTCTTGGAAATTGTTGAGTATCATCAAAACTACTATTTAACCATCCTAAATTATGCCCTAAATTTATTCTACTAAGTTGTCCAGGAGTAGAACTACCCCAAGAAGAATACGCATCTTCAAGGGCATCAGCACCAGTTGAAGCATGACTTCCTAATTCTAACATATGCCACATACCACTAGGGTCTTTAAACATAGGCCCACCTAATGATACTGTGGTACGAGATTCTCTATAAAATTCTGTTGAATCTCTAAATATTAAACATTGATTACCTGCATTAGCATTTGTACCTTCGAATTTTTTTTCAGTAGCTTCATTTCCTTTTACAAAACAATGTACTCCTAAAGCTCTAGCATTATAATTATCAGCATTAATACCATCACCTGTATCCGCAACATGACAACCTGCTAAAAGGTCTATATTACTTCCATCACTGCTATCTTGAATTGTTAAATTAGCAGAAAAATCACTATATACTTGAGTGTATACATCTTCATAATTAGCCCAATTTGCACTATTTACAAATGAATTACTAAATTTGTCACAAGTTAAAGGACCTCTACTAAACATAAATTTATCTTTAGGAAAAAATATAGGTTCAGATTTACAAGCTACTCTATTTTCTGTATTATTATAATATATTTTCATACTACCACATTCCTGGTAAGGAGGAGTTTTATCATACATAAAAGCAGTTGTTGAAGTTCCATCTTCACAAAATTCAGTTGGTCTTATATTAAATAAAAATAAATCCCATCTATTAAAAGTGTCATCTACATTTATTTTACAATAAGACATCCAAACACGCCAACGTCCTAATCCAGCTCCAGTATTAGCACCATCATCTAAATGAGGTTGATGTGAATAAGTTTCACAAACCCCTCCTATAAAAGCTTCCTGTGGATTTCTGCTCCATTCTCTATCAACCCAATCAACTTCTGTTTTTTCTGCATCTCCTGGTTTTATTTTAGACCAATAAGGCTCTTCAATTAAACCTTTACCTGAAATTGACGATATTAATGAATCGTGTATTCTAGTAAAATCTAACTTAAATTCTATAGCTGTTACCTTTGTATTATCCGCATCATCTCCATGCCAATTAACTACATCAACTAACCATATTTTCGAAGAATGAGAAACATTGGAAGAAGTAACCCATAACTTACCATGTCCTGCATAATAGTTTCTAGTAAGACCTACTACTCTGCCAGCTGTATCCCCTGTATTAGTACCACCAGTAACGCAAGTAAATTGATGATTTGCTGGTACAGCAGTGATTTGATATGTTCCATTATGGTCAGCATGTAAATCGCTTATAGTAACCCAATCTCCTATCATATAACCATGAGTTAAATTAGTACCTGATGAAGCAGCATCTTGTACAGTAAAAGTTACATTCGCCCCACTAACTGCAACTCCAGTAATATAACCTTTTTTTAAAGTTCCAACTCTACCATTTATACCGCCTTCACCATCAGTAGAAACGCAATTAGAAATAGTTCCTATTTTAAAATTTTCATGTATAACGTTTCGTAAATCAACCAAAGTTTCTCTAGTTAAAAACTCTTCATTAGATGTTTGTTTTCCTGTAGCTCCAGAAGTAGAAAAAGTATAACTTTGATTTGTACTTGTAATATCTGCATCATTACATTCAGATAATGCTATTCTAGCTATTTGGTTATCATCATCGGTACAAGCATAAGCCCATGCAGGAGCAGCATGATAAGCATTCGTGCTATCATGGTCTGTGTGATTACCTATTAAAGAACCTACATATAATAATCTTGGATAATTAGCATTATCTCCAAAAGAATTTCCTACAGTATCATGACCATTACCAGCTCCAGAAGGGACTGTAACTACTTGGAATAAATCACCATCATGAAGTTCTACACCTTCAGCACTTGCTGTATCGATTACGCTAGTATCTGCAAATCCTATTTCTTTTATTCTACGTAACTCAGTAAGAGCAGTACCTGATGGTGGAACACCTAAAGAACCGTCTTGTATTACTGTATGTTTAGTAGCGTCATTCTCTTGTCCTATATTTACTCTAAATATCATACCTCTTTTTAAAGAGCTCCAATGGAAAGTACTATCATCAGTAGAGGCTGATATACCATCTGATTGAAAAGCAATACCTGCATTAGATAAAGCTTTCATTATCCAACCATTTAATGTTCTATAACAAGCAAGAGAATTTCCTGATGCATCATGCCAATTAGAACCGTTATAAGTTACATCATTTCCACCAAAATCAGCCGCAGTACTTCCGTGCCCATATAAACTAGCTGCACCTGCTATCATGCTATTTGTACTATTCATTCCTGAATGTAATAAAGGTACAACTACTTGGTCATAATCTAATCCAAGTAAACCTTTTTTAGGAGGTAAACATTCTGCCCCTTCCATAAATGCACCTTCATGATGAAGATTTATTTGGTCTCTATTTATTTCTCCTATCCATTTTGTAGGAGTACTAACTTTATTTCCAAGACCTAAATATAAATTTTTATTTCTTTCATTAGAGGTTATATTATTTAAACCATCATTGAAAGTACTTTCTGTTGATAGAGAAACAAATTCATTTTCTCCTCCTGCTGATAATATATTTTTAGAATAGTATACAGAATTATTAGTAACTCCAACAAAAGCATGTCTATCACCTCTATCTATTGTTTTAATATATTCAAAGTTAAAATCAGCTGGTATATCAATTGGAGTAATACCACTTCCAGCTATATTACCATCAACTGCAGGTAATTCAAAAAAATCAGTACTTAAAGCATTATCTGCATCGTTATCCATAAGTGCTGAATTTATGTTTCCGTAATAATTAGATGTAAGTTTAACATGAGCTATATTAGATATTATCTCTGCTTGAGCAGTAAACCAAGTAGTTGCTATTTCATCATATAAAAAACTATCAGAAGAAGGACCTAAAGCTGTTAAAGCTGCTGCTATTTTAGTAGCTACATCTGTAGTAGAAGTAGAACCTGTGAGTGCTATTCTTACTTCTTCTTGATTTGCTCTATGAACGTGAAGCTCATATTCTTGTAATCTACTAGCACTATTATCTATCCAATCTGTAGTACTGTCATCTTGAGCTAACCATACCCAATATCTTTTGTTATAAGTATTAAAATGAAACCATTGTCTTTGATATTCATTAACATTAAAACTACTAGAATGGTTTTTAATTTTTAACCTATAAGTTAAATATCTAGGATTAGTCCATCCTGCAAGACCAATATATTTGTTATCAGCAATACCATGTAAAGCCCCTTGTTCTATATTAGGGTCAATATTTAAGGAATAAATAGAGGATTCTTTTGGAACATCTAAAGTTGATGGAGAACTTATTATCCCAGTAGTAAAACCTTTTATTTCTTCTAATGCTTTAGGCATTTTAAGTAGTCGCTATATAAGTTTCAATATCGCAAGATGCAGTATCAGACTGTACTTTTATTGTTGTTAAATCTCCTATTGAGCCTGATGAAGCAGTTCCTGCTCCATTAGCATCAAATACATCAACAACACCTCCTGATAAATCAGCATTAAATATAAATGATTGCCCTTTATCAACTTTTACAGCAAACTCATCACTATTTTCATTTACAAAAATTAAACATATATGATTAGTATCATCAAGATTTGTTATTCTTATATATCTAATATTACCTTCTATATACTGACCAGCACCTTCAGTTGTTGCATGAAAAGTCATAATAGTCATTAAATCAGTTGTAGCAGTCATTAAACGTTTTACAACATTCTTTATACCAGTTACAGAAAATGAGTTTAATGCGCCCATATTTTGCCCACCAAGTACTATACCTTCTTGTATCTTTACAGTTAATGTGGCTGTCGAGAATGACCTAGCCATTGTTTTCCTCCTTCTTATAATTACATTTAAATTCTTTTGGTGTATGAGCTATTACTTTTAATAACTCTACATCTTTTTCTAATTTTTTTACTTTTTCATCTAATTCATTATCTTCAAATACATAGTCTCTCATTTTATCTAACTTAAAATGTCTAGTTAAATAATTAGCAACTTGATTTATAAGAAGTTTAGATAATATCATTCTAAATCCATAATTAATTCTTCTATTTTATTAAATCTTTCATCTAATTTAGTTTCAATTTTTGCTTGCCCTACTTTAAGGTTAACTATTGCAGATGAATTGTTGTCCACCCGTTTAACGACCGTATTTTGCTCTTTTTGGACACTATCTATCTTTGACTGGGTAGACCCCTGTGTAAAAATAAAAGTACCTATTATAGTAGCTCCTGTTAATAATGTTCCTAAAGATATTTTTTTATCAATCATTTTAATGTCCCTTATTGTGGTTTTAATTTAGTTAATCCTAGTTTGAATAATTCTTGTTCAAGTTCTTCGTAAAATAAATCTTCATTACTTTTAAATCCTGGAGGAGCATCTATTCCATGAGCTTGAGCTTCAATTGTTGGTTTACCCCATGCATCAGGATTCCATAGCCCTGGATTGGCTGCCATAATATGATATGGTCCAATTGGGAAATGAGTTGTATCTATATTTTCAAAATTTGTTGGTTTATCTTCTATATTTTCTGATACATCATATTTTACAACATGAGGATGTTGCCTATAAACTGTATATGCACTTAGCGGTCCATATTTATTAGGCCAATTTTCGTTTGAGTGAAATCTTCTGCCATATTTAGTCTTATCCCAATGTCGTCTCTGTTCACCAATTCTTTTCCAATCTTTATCTCCTGTAGGTTTTATCCATTTTGTATCTCCATATAAATCCCATTGCCTTTGCCATTCTTGGTCTATAGAATCTCTAAGTGCACCAGATTTCCATCGTCTTCCATATTCATCAACTTTAATATCTCTTCCATATTGTTTGCCATGCCCACCTACTTCAGCAATCCACTCATTGTACGCTTCTTCACCTGATGTACCACCATATGCCTTTGGCTCTACACTAAAATTAATTGTATCGGGATGCCAAGTATCATGTGAATGAACTCTTTCATGTCTTGGTTTAAATTCATCTGCTTGAAAATCATAATCTTCAGGATAACCATACCATGTATCATAATATGGGTCATTTTTATCATAATTTTCGGCCCATGGACTGATTTCTCTAGTTTTTTTGTCTCCATGTTTTACGGGAAAGCCCCACTCTCTTTCCGCAGCGTTATAAGAAGCTCTATCCCAACCACCTGGGTCTGGTCTAAAATGAAAACCACCATATCTTTCATTTAAGGTGTCAAAAGCTATTTTTGCATTTTTATATGTAACACCTTCATTTTTTGCTATTTGTTTAATAATTAAATCTTCATAATCTTCATGTGTAGGAGAACCTATAAACTGAAGCATATTATCTCCAACTATTTCTTGTCCCCAAGTTATTTCTCGTCCAAATTCATCATAATCTACACCATCTATAGTTGTGATTTCATTTCCAAAGTTATCAATTCTTACTTGTTCACTCATTTATTTACTCTTCGTTCTTTTCCATTATTCTTAAAAATTTATCTTTAAGTCCATTACCACTTAATCTAGCCATTATTTCTACCTGTGCTTTAAATATTCCATTTAATTTCTTTTGTTCCATTTGTACCAATTTTTGTTGGTCTATTAATTTAATAATAATACCTTCCAACCTCTTGAAGTCTTGGTCGAGTTCTTGCATAAGAGTAGATTGGATGAACTTGTTTTGTCTCCAAATGAAGAATCCGAATGCTAGGGCTACTGCCACTGGTATTCCAAATTGTTCCAATATTGTAAGTATGTCCATTATTTATTCCCATCTATAAGTTCCCCCCATAATGAGGTTTTACCATTAATTATCTGTACTATGTGTACAGTAAATAAACCTCCTCTAAAGTAATCTACTACTGCAAAAGCATGTGCCCAATTTATAGCTTTACCACCTAGCCATTTATTCTTTTCAGGGCTCATATCTTTTAAACATCCTAAACTCCAAGCAGATTTTGGTCCGTCTATATGAGTCACAGATGCTTGTTGTAATCCGTGATGATGACCATACATTACATTAGCACCTAATTGTAAATGTGCTTTTGCATGATGCATACCTGATTTATGATGTCCATGATAGTAATGTAGTTTACCTATCTTTAACCATTTCTTAGGTTCAAAGTCAGCAGGATAATATTTATATCCTCTTTCTTTTAACTTAACGGCCGTATCAAACTTATATTGTGGTAAATATGGATGTTCATTAACAAACATATTACACCATTCATCATGATTGCCTCCGCACAAGTATTTTTCTTTACAATCTACTTTATCCAAAGATTCATCTATATTATCAAGAAGCTCGTTAACACCTTTTACATCCTTGTCAACTCTAGGTATAATGTATTCTAATGGCGGTTTTTTCTTAGCTTTCCATTGCCAATGAGATACGCTACCCCATTCACCTAAATCACCCAAATCTATATAAATATCGGGTTTAATTATTTCTATTGCTTTCTTTACAACATTAATTGCTGCTTTGTCTTGTAAAGGCGCATGTTTATCTGGTGTGACTATTGCGCGCTTTAAAACACCTTTATCTTTTGCCATGACTCTCCTAATTCATTTTTTTATCTACTTCTCCCCAATCGTTGGGATTTGTCCAGGCGGAAGTCGCGTCTTCCAAAAGTTTTAGTGTTTCTGTTCTACTTAATTTTAAAAATCTATCTCCACATTTTAAACATTGCCATATTAAATTTCCGTCACAGGCTCCTATTATTTCCAAACCCGCGATAGCTTTTTTAGCACATGAAGGACAGCGTTCAGGCCTTTTTTTATAGCATTTATTATCTTCGACACCAATTTTTTCAATTATATCTCCTTTTTCTTTGTCGGTTATATCATTAAGTAAAACAAATAGTTTGTCTATCATTATTTTAAGATAGCTTCTTTTACTACGTCTTCAACAGAATCATATATTGCAGTTAGTATTTTCTCTTCTGTTTTTTCAGAAATGAAAGGTACATCAACATTATCATTTAATTTTTTGATGATTTTAGCTTTCATCTCATCATTAAATACGTAATCTGCTATCATTTGTTTTAAGTCCATAATTTCTCCTTAAAAGTCTTGTGGCTTTATAAAGCCTGTTGTTTGTTTTGTTCGTTCAAAAGTTTTAATTCTACTTATTCCATTCATAAAATCATCCATAAATACTTGATGTGCTTGCATATTTAAATTAGGTGGAAACTTATAACCATAAGCTATTGCTCCAGTTGCAAGTATTTCATGAAATTGTTCTGGTATATCTTTTAAAGGTCCTGTTGCTAACATAGCATCATCTTGGTCTGTTCCTGAAGCAGCTTGTGTAAATCTACCTCCA